ATGAGTTAAAGACTTTGCTTGCTACATGGTATCCTACAATCTACGACTCTGCAACAAACTTTTCTCAGTTATACACTAGCCTAGCATCAGACTTACTGGTTAGTGATATTGACAAAAACAAGAAAGAGGCTTTGCCTCAGCGTGCTATTGGTTCATACGACCCGACTGCAATTAAGAGCTGGATTGATGGTATCTATTTAAACACACTTGGTCGTGCAGCTACAAAGGAAGAGCTTGACACACGCTTTGAAGAGGTAAAGCCATTACTTGAGTATGGCACTTTGACAACTTCAAAGAAAGAAATCAATGAAGCTACAGGGCAGACTGAACTTGTTACTCGCAGCGAAAAGGGCTTTGACCAAGCAGCAGAAGAACAAACAATTGAAGAAAAGTTAAAACTTTTGAATCCAGATGACTACGACCGTCAGCAACGTATTAGCTTTTCTGACTGGCTATCTAAGAATGTGGCAGGTGCGTAATGGCAGCAACAGATGCAGCAAATGCCGCAAGACTTGCAGCAGAACAAAAGGCAGCAGACGCAGCTGCTAAGGCCGCAGCTGACGCTGCAGCTAAACTCCAAGGAGAGAATCTAACCACTGCTGCTTCTTATGGAATCAGCGAAGCGCTATTTAATGACCCAATCTATGGTGCTGAAATTAGAGCTATCTATGATTTGTTCAAGGCTAACCAGCCAGGTCCTGCGTTAGAGGCTTTGTTTAAGAGTAAGTATTACAGAGAACTAAGCTCTACCGTGCGTAACCGCATGAAGTTAAAAGAAGAACAGCCAGGTCAGTATACCGATGCTCTTAATAAGTACAAGATTGGTGCTCGTAAGCGCCTTGTAACTGCAGGCATTAAGATTAACGAACAAGAGTTCAATAAGCTTGCAGCTACTGCGTATGACCGTGGACTAGATGATAATCAGTTTGATGAGCTTATCAAGTTCTCAGGCAAGATTACTGGCTTTGGTGGTAACATCCTTGGTGATACTTCATCTCTTAAGTCATATGCTAATTCATTTGGTGTAGGCAAGTATCTAGGTGATGCATACTGGAAGCAGAAGTCTACTGACTTATTTACTGGTCAGACAACAACAGATGATATCCAAGCAGAAATTCGCGCAACAGCAGCAAGTGCTTTCCCAGGATACGCAGACCAAATCAACAATGGAATCAGTGTCGATGCTATCGGTTCTGCATATAAGGGAGCAATGGCTACAATCTTAGAGCGAGATGCTGATTCGATTACATTCGAAGACCCAATCCTGCGTTCAGCATTGCAATATATTGGACCCGATGGCAAGCCATCCGTCAAACCTTTATGGCAATTTGAAAAAGAATTAAAGAGCCGTCCTGAGTGGGAATACACAAACAACGCTCGTGATACAATGGATTCATTAACACTTAAAGTATTCCGAGATATGGGGATTGCATAATGGCATATACACAAGCACAGTGGGATAGAATACAATCTACTTTAGACCCAGACGCACGTGTTTCCTACCTTGAATATTTAAAAGACGCCGACCCTGCACAGTACGCAAAGCTTACTAAGTCTAATCCATTACAAAGTTTCAGAACATCAGAATCTGCAACAGTATCTCGTACAGATTCAGCAGTATCTGCAGCGGAATCAGCAGCAGCAGCCCGTGCTAAGAAAGCTGCTGAAAGAAAAGCAATTGAAGACAAAGCAGCAAAAGCGGATGCTGAATTAAGGGCTGCTATAGCAGCAAGTAATGCAAATAAAACTGCAGACGCATACTACACAAAAATTGTTGCTGATGGTTTAACTCAGGCACAACTTGATGCAATTGCAAATGCAACCAACACTGCTAATCTTCTCAATCAAACATACGGTGGAGCGACACCAGTCTCTAAGGTTGACCCAAAGACTGGCAAAGTAATTACAGATACTGCAGCAGTTAGTGCGAATGTATTAAAGGGTGCAGAAAAACTTGCTGCAGAAAGAGCGGCTGCGGAAGCTGCACGCATTGCGGCAGAAAAAGCCGCAGCTGAGAAGGCAGCACAAGAAGCTGCCGCCAAAGCAGAAAAAGATAGAATCGCAGCCGAAAAAGCAATAACAGAAGCGAGAACTGCTGCAGAATTGCAAGCTGCAAAGAATGCGCAACTGGCAGCTGAAGCAGCAAATGCTGCAGCTAAAGCAGAATTAGAAAAACTTAAAAGAGAAGCTGAGGCTGCTTTAAAGGCGGAACAAGCTAGAGCGGCAGCTGAACTAAAGGCTGCACAAGATAAAGCCGCGGCTGACTTAAAGGCAGCAGAAGCAGCAGGAAATGCAAAAGCAATTGAAACAGCAAAAGCTGCCAAGGCCGCAGCTGATAAAGCTGCTGCAGACGCCAAAGCTGCATCGGATGCTGCAGCACAAGCAGCTGCACAAGCAGCTGCACAGGCAGCTGCAGAGGCAAAAGCAGCTGAAGCTGAAACAAATATTAACGTAACTGGTAATACGGTTATACCTTTCGCTGGTAGTACAGCAGCAGATATTGCAGCTCAGCTTGCAGCAGACCAAGCGCTAGAGCAGAAGATGGCAGAAAGAGTTGAAAGAAGCAAGATACTTGCTGATAGATTTACAAAATATAATCTAGCCTCACTTGCTCCAAAGATTAAAGAGCTTGCAATTAATGGTGCTAACGAAGCAACAATTATGCTTGAACTTCAAGAGACTGAAGAATACCAGCAACGTTTCAAAGCTAATCAAGAGCGAATTAAAAAGGGCTTAGCAGTACTAAACCCTGCAGAGTACTTAAATGTTGAAGATGGATATCGTCAAGTATTACGTGCTTATGGTTTAAGACAGTTCGATACTGATGATTATGTATCTCAGTTTATTGCTAACGATATGTCTCCAACTGAGTTTTCTAACCGTGTTGTCACAGCGGTTCAACGTGTACAAAATGCTGACCCTGCTATTACAAAACAACTGCGTGACTACTATGGAATTGGTCAACAGGACCTTGTTGCTTACGCGCTTGACCCAGAGCAACAGTTCCAGAAGATTGAACGTCAGGTTGCAGCAGCCGAGGTTGGTGCAGCAGCGGCACGTCAAGGACTCACCGCTGGAGTATCGGTTGCAGAACAACTGGCAGCACAAGGTGTATCTCAAGCAGAAGCACAGAAGGGTTATGCAACTATTGCAGATATCCTTCCAACTGCTGAAAAGTTGTCAAGCATCTACGGTGGAACAATGGATACATATGGTCAGTCAGAAGCTGAACAAGAAGTATTCAATAGCCTAGCATCTGCACAGCGTAAGCGTCAGAAGCTAACCGCACGTGAAGTTGCAGCCTTTAGTGGTGCATCTGGCAGAAACCAAACAAGTCTAACCTCACCGCGAGTAGGACAATACTAGAATCCTGAACGGACCTATCGGCCCCGTCAGCGTAATAGACCGACAGTAGGAGCCAGCCAGTTTCCCCGAACTGAACTGTGGCCTGCGAACTAACAACGAATAGAAGGGTGGGTTGCTATGAGCAACAACTACTGGGACGACGAAGACGACGACCAAGATACCGACAATGAAGTGCAATTGGATGGAAGTGACTTACTTAAAAAGTTGCGTAAAGCCAAGCGTGCTGATGAAAAGCGTATCAAGGAACTCACTGAGCAGCTTGAGACATTTACCAAGACGCAGCGTGAGTCAACCGTCAAATCAATCCTAGAACAAAAGGGTGTAAACCAGAAGGCAGCACGTCTAGTCCTTAAGGACTTAGATGGCGATTTCTCAGAAGAGGCAGTATCGAACTGGCTTGATGATAACGCTGACCTGTTTGGTATAGAAGTATCCAAGAAGCGTGACGAAGAAAATCTTGCGACATTGCGTCAGCAGGATGTCATGACTCAAAAGGGATACACACCAGACCGAGCACAGGATTTAGAACAGCGCATGGACAATGCAAGTTCTATGGAGGAACTCCTCAGCCTGATGCAGTCACAACAATAATATCCGTTCATAGTCAAGGAGACTAAAAAACATGGCAAACGCATATACAGATACCTCGAGCACCTCGTTCGGTGGTACAGTTGGCGGTGCTGGTCTCGTACAGAAGGCATATGACCGCCTTCTCGAGTTCGCTCTCCGTTCAGAACCCCTAATTCGTTCTGTCGCAGATAAGCGCCCAGCAAAGCAAGCAATCCCAGGTTCAACTGTAGTTCTACAGAAGTACGTTGACCTAGACACAAAGACATCAACTCTAACAGAGACAGTTGACCCAGATGCAGTAGCATTGTCAACACCAACATCTGTTACAGTAACACTTAACGAGTACGGTAACGCTGTACTTGTAACACGCGCATTGGAACTATTCTCTCTAGCAGATGTAGACCCAGCAATCGCAAACATCATTGCATACAACCTAGCCGATTCTATCGACGTAGTTGCAATGAACACACTACGCTCAGGTTCAAACAACATCTACGCAGGAAATGCAACAGCAGTTGCTAACGTAGATGCAGCTGACACACTAGACTCAGCAGACATCCGCAAGGCTGTTGCTAAGCTACGTGCTAACAAGGCTAAGGGCCGTCGCGGAAATGCATACTGGGTTGGTATCCACCCAGAAGTTTCACACGACCTTCGTGCTGAGACAGGCGACCTAGGATGGCGCTACCCACAGTCACAGTCTGCTTCAGAAGCAAGCAAGATTTGGGCTGGAGAAATCGGTGAGTACGAAGGCGCATTCTTCGTAGAGTCATCACGTTTGTACAACGCTAAGTCAGGTGCAGACCAGTCAG